TAATTCTTGCTAATTCTGTTATGTGGTTTTCGTAATTAACTTCGTATTTTTTCATACGTTCTTCTTTTAATTTAGATACGTATTGAACAACCAACGGACTTAGTTTAGGGTTAAGTAATTCAGACCCTTCTTGTCTACATCTTTTCTCTGAGTAGCCTGCTATCTTAGCTGCTTCTGTCTGTGTGACAGGACCATCAGGTCCACCAAATACTACTAACTCTGCAAACCGTTGTTGCATTTCTGTTAATCTTTTGGGTACTCCCATTATTCTCCTTCGAAATCTTCTAGAATATTTAATTTCTCTTCTGCATCTACT